AACGTAACAACAATGGTTGGCAGCCTTGGGGTAAATAATGGAATTAAACGAACTTTTAAACGAAAAAGAATGGCGATTGTGTAAGGGTTCTGACAATGCCAGCATTGATGAGCAGTTGGCGGCTTTTGTACATTTTTGTGAAAACTATTGGTTTATTAAACATCCTGAGCGTGCAAGAATTTTGTTCAAATTGCGTTCAGCACAAACCGACTCGGTTCGTGTCTGGTTGGATTCCCGTTATTCTATAGTTTTGAAAGCCCGTCAGATTGGGTTTTCTACTTTGGCTGCTGCTTATGCTTTTTGGCTAACATTTTTTTGGTCAGATAGATTTGTTGTCATGTTGTCACGCACGGAGCGTGAAGCGATGAAGTTGTTATCTAAAAGTAAGTATGGTTACAAATTTTTGCCGTTTTGGATGAAAGAAAAAGGTCCTAAGCAAACAACTGACCATCAACTTAAAATGACTTGGGGTAACGAGTCTGCTATAGAGTCACTACCGTCAGGTAATGACCCTGCTCGTGGTGAATCTGTGTATTTGGTTATTGTGGACGAAATGGCGTTCTTACCTAACCCTGAAGAAGCGTGGGCTTCTATTGAACCTATCGCTGACGTTGGTGGTCGTGTCATCTGTTTGTCCACCGCTAATGGTTCAGGAAACTTTTTCCATAATTTGTGGGTTGGTTCACAAACTGGTGTAAACCAGTTTGTCGGTATTTTCTTTCCTTGGTCTGCTGGTGACCGTGACGATAACTGGTATGACATTAAGTTAAAAAACATGGTGTCATGGCAGTTGCATCAAGAATATCCACGTTTCCCTGAAGAAGCGTTTATCAAATCTGGTAACCCTGTTTTTGATATAGATTTGTTAAACACTTTTGAAACTGTTGAACCTGACGTTGGATTTTTGCATGCGTATTCTAATAACGTTGTTGAGTTTCGTCCGACAGAAAATGGTGAACTAAGAATTTGGGAATTTCCTGATGCCGAATCTGTTTATGTGATTGGGGCTGACGTTGCTGAGGGTTTATCTCATGGTGATTATAGTTCTGCACATGTTATTAGTGCAACTAACGGATATGTGGTAGCGCATTGGCATGGACATGTTGAGCCAGATATTTTTGGTGAGATGATGGCACAGTTAGGGTGGTGGTATAATCAGGCTTTGGTTGGTATTGAAAGTAATAATCATGGTTTGACCACTCTTAAGGCTGCACAGAAGTTGGGTTACCGTAATTTGTATCGGCAACGCCGTCTATCTAAGGTTACGCCGCAGGCTACTGACACTATGGGTTGGCGTATGACTGTTTCTAGTAAGCCGTTGGCGATTGATGAGTTGGCTGGGTCTTTGCGTAATGATGAGTTGCAAATTTATTGTGAACTTACGGTTGCGGAGTTAAAAACTTTTGTTCGTAAGGCAAACGGTAAAATGCAGGGCAGCCCTTATGATGACCGTACTATCAGTTTGGCTATTGCTAATCAGATGTTGAAATATGTGTGGTTGCCTGAATATAGGGGTAATTCAACTGTGCCTAAAAATACTTTATTGTGGTGGGAGCAGCATTTGATGTCTGCTCAGTCGGCTAATAAGGTTCCTATTGGCTCTCATAATGTGCGTTCCCGTCTGGGACGCTAATTTGGGAACAGAATTAACATATTTGTATGAACATTCAATGCGAATCGTGCAAAAAAAACTTTTTTGCCGACAAAACACCTAATCGGGGGGCTATTTGTTTCAGTTGTCATGTTCAAACGGTCAATTTGGGTTTTACTTACGGTAAAGAGGACTTTCATGGTCCAACTGTTGCTGAACGGGCAAGAAAAACTGTTGCTGATGCTGCCGCTAAAGGGATTACTGCTGAACTAGTAACAAATCACATGTAATGGAAACAGTTATTGTGCCTATTGTTGTTGCTCTTATTGGGGGTCCTATTGTTGTTCTGTTAAGTAAGGTTCGTTCGGAGAACACTAGTCAGCATGCGGAGGCTAGGAGTTTGTTGAAACAGGTTGCCCATAAAGTTGATGTGGTTGCAACAAAAATAGATGGTCATATTGGTTGGCACGAGGGTAAAAAGGACAAATAATGGCACGGAAATCTTCACCAGAATATCTTAAACAGTATAAACAGAAATTAGAGTATTCTAAAAGATGGCGTAAAGATGAAGGTTTTGATGCTACTTGGAAACGTTTAACTGACCTGTATAAAGGTCGGCATTATGAGCATTACAGCGATGAGGACCGTTTGTTGGTTAATATCGTGTTTTCAACTATCAACGTTATTGCCCCAGCCATCGCTATCAATTATCCTAAAATTGTGGTTAATGCTGTAAAGCCAGAAAATGCTCCTAATGCAATTATTGCTGAAGCGGTTGTGAATTATTGGTGGAGGCATCGTGATGTTAAAACAGAATTTAGGCGGTCTGTTAAAGATTTTTTGATGTACGGTCACGGTTGGATGAAAGTGGGGTACCGTTTTGTTGAAGAAGAAAATGTTGGTGGCGAAGATGATGTTTCTGACCCGATTGAAGGTTCCAGTACTGCTAACAGTATCATTCTTGAAGATTCTCCGTTTGCGGAACGTGTTTCGCCAATGGATGTTTTTGTTGATTCTGATGCTACCAGTATGTCTGATATGCGTTGGATTGCTCAGCGTGTTCGCCGCCCTATTGCGGACGTTAAATCGGATAAACGATACAACAAAGCAGCCCGTGAGGCTGTTGGCATTATGGCTGTTAGTCGCTATTCCGATGACCCTAGCCGCCGTAAAGTTAATGACAAAAATAGTGGGTACGCAGAAATTTGGGAATACTACGACATAGCAACTAAAACGATGTCCGTGTTTTCTGATGATGGTGACAAATTTTTGGTGAACCCAACTAAAATGCCGTATTCGTTTGGTCATCCGTTTGTGATGTTGCGTAACTATGATGTTCCTGATGCTTTTTATCCGATAGGTGAATTAGAAGCGATTGAACCGTTGCAAAAAGAATTGAACGAAACCCGTACACAGATGATGAATCATCGTAAACGGTTTGCTAGAAAGTATTTGTATAAAGAATCAGCATTTGACCAACTGGGTCGGACTGCTTTGGAGTCCGAACAGGACAACATTATGGTTCCTGTTATTTCAGATGAGGCATTATCTAATGTTGTTGCACCGTTACCTGTAACGATTACACCACCCGAGTTCTATAATCAGTCCAATATGATTATCAGCGACATTGACCGTATTTCTGGTTTGTCCGAGTTTATGCGTGGTGTCAGTACCGAAATTAGGCGTAGTGCTACTGAAGCATCTTTGATGCAGGATGCAGCAAATGCACGCACAGCGGACAAGTTGGCAACTGTTGAACAGGCTGTTGCTCAGGTTGCCCGTAGGTTGGTGACTTTAACTCAACAGTTTATGTCTGGTGAACAGGTTGCCCGTATTGTTACCAAAAATGGTGAATCTGTTTGGGTTACTTATGACCGTGACTATTTGGAAGGCGATTTTGATTTTGAAGTTGAGGCTGGTTCTACTCAGCCACAAAATGAATCGTTCCGCCGTCAGATGGCGTTGCAGTTAGTTGATGCGATGGCTCCGTTTGCTAGTGCTGGTATTATTGATATGTCTAAATTGGCTGCTCATGTGTTGCAGTTTGGTTTCGGTGTTAAAAGTCCTGAACAGTTTATGGCGGCTGCGCCTCCTGCGGGCGCACCTGAGGGACCTATGGGTGGACCGCCTGCTGGTATGCCGTTACCTCCACAACCACCTATCGGTGGTTCAGAAATTACTGCTGCTGAGGCTGGTGCCATGGGTGGAATGGCTCCTTAGGGAACAGCATTTCTTATTGTTGAGAGCAACCATTTTTACGGACTCTTGGAGAAAACATAATGAGCGATGAAATCGCAACACAGGACAACATGGACCCCAACATTGGGACAACCGAGAATGTTGAAATGGAAACGCAAGTTTCTGATGCACCATACTTAGAGACAGAAAACTACGCCAATCATGTAGTTAGAGTCAAAATGGATGGTGAGGAATTACAAGTTCCTTTATCGGAAGCCCTTGCTGGCTACCAACGCCAAGCAGATTACACCCGTAAAACGCAAGAATTATCGGAGCAACGCAATCAAATGCAATATGCTTCAACAATTCAAGCGGCTTTAGAACGGGACCCTGAAGCGACTATTGACCTACTTGCTAGGCATTATAACATTAGTCGTTCGCAGGCTGCGAATGTTGCTGCCGAGGTTGATGACTATGAATCACTTGACCCGCAGGAACAGAAAATGCGTGAACTAGACAAGCGGGTTGCATCTTTTGAAGATTACCAATCTCAACAAGAAGTTGAGCGTAATATTAAAGATTTACAAAACCGTTACAGCGATTTCAATGTATCCGAAGTTGTCCAAACCGCTTTGCGGGTTGGTTCAACCGATTTAGAGGGAACATATAAACAACTTATGTTTGACAAGATGACAGCGCAACAAAACATTGAGAAGCAGGCTAAAGCGAAGCAGCAACAAACTGAAAAGTCTGTTGTTGATGCGAAACGTTCGGCTTCAGTGGTTTCGGGGGGTTCTAATCCTGCGAGTACTACCAATGAGTCTGTTGAGGCTATTACAAGTGTTCGTGATGCTTGGGCTGCCGCTAAACGGCAACTTGGTGCAGAACTATAATCATTATAACAACAACTATTTTTAGGAGAAATTAACATGGCTGGTAACAGCAACTTTGATGCGCTGCTCACTACAACGCTCGCAAATTATCGTGACCAATTAACAGACAACATTTTCACGGCTCGTCCGCTGACTTACATGTTGAACGAAAAGGGTCGCATCCGTATGCTTAACGGCGGTACCAAAATTGTGGAACCACTTGTTTATGCAACAAACGACACAATCGGTTCATACGCTGGTTATGACACGATTTCATTGACCCCACAGGCTGGCATTTCGGCTGCTGAATATGATTGGAAACAGTACGCTGGTTCAATCTCAATCAGCGGTATTGAGGAAGCCAAGAACAATGGTGAGCAAGAAATTATCAACTTGTTGGAAGCCAAAATCATGCAGGCTGAGGAGTCAATGCGTGAAGGTTTCAACACCATGTTTTACGGTGATGGAACTGGTAACAGTTCAAAGAACTGGAACGGTTTGGGTAACATTGTTGAAGCCACTGGAAGTTTGGGCAACATTGACCCAGCAGGTACAGGTAACTCATTTTGGGCTTCTTACGAGGAGAACACCAGCACCGCTTTGACACTTGCCCAAATGGCAACTGGTTACAACTCGGTTTCTGTTGGTAATGACCACCCAGATGTGATTTTGACAACACAAACATTGTACGAAAAGTATGAGGCTTTGTTGCAACCATTCCTTCGTTATACAGACACCAAGACAGCGGATGCTGGTTTCCAAAACCTGTTGTTCAAGGCTGCTCCTGTAATGTACGATACAGCATGCACAGCACAGGTAATGTTCTTCTTGAACACAAAGTATCTCACACTTGTCGGTCATTCATCTAAATGGTTTGAACAGACACAGTTTGTTCGTCCAGAAGATTTGGATGCACGCTACGCTTTGATTATGTGCTACGGCAACTTGACTTGCCGTAACCGTAAGAAGCAAGGCAAACTGACCGCTAAGACCGCTTAATCAATCTAACAATCAAGGAGAAACAACAATGCCACTATTAGCAAATGATACAGACGGAGCGGTAACACGCAAGCGTCTTGAAACATGGGTAGCACAAAAGGAAAAGGTAACTGCGGTTGCTTTGACTGATGCTGCAGCAACACCAACAGCAGCACAACTAATTGATAGCAAGTTGTTTGTGCAAACACCAACGGCTGACCGAACATTCACCCTTCCAACAGCAGCACTTGTAATTGCTGCTTTGACGGATGAAGCAGTAGGAACTTCGTTTGAGTTCACAAT